TTGTTTCTGCATCCGCCCTTCTGCTTACTGCATTGGATCTTACATCCAGTATGACTTCTGCATGAAATTCCGCATTCGTCTCATCCCCGGATGCAAACTCTATATTGATGATGGAAGTTTTCTCAGCTCCCGCATTTATCTTCAGGGCATTCACATAAGTGTATATGCTGAGTTTATTCTCATTCATGGAACTCTGAAGACCAGCAATATTCTTATCATTCTTGCTCTTTGCTCCCGCAAGTCTCGGATTTTTTCCAACACACTTTATTTTCTGCTTACCGTTTATCTTTGTTTCAATGGATGTGATGGCAGATCTTTTTGTCTCATCAGCATGACCGCCCGTAAACTTGATGACATCACCAAGATCAAGAGCCGGGTCACCGATGGTATCCGAATCAAACGGCACATAATTTACCACTGTGACCGCTAACAAAATATTATTTATGATCCGCTTGCGCTTCTCTTCCAGACCAAACTGCAGTAACGGGTTTACCCCCAGATTCATTGTCAGACCGTCATCCGGCTTTACCGAATAATACTCTGCAATATCCGTCTTTTTGTTTGTGGAACTGACAGCCGTATACCTTGTCACAAAATCTGAAAATGTGCTCGAAAACCTGTGTCTGCTGTCCACTGTCTTGTTATCGGCAATTCCGTATGGGATAAGCCTTAACTTTCCTTCACGGTCTATCGTAGAAAAGCATCCGAGTGCCTGTGCCAGATAATATAGGAAATCCCTCCATGTTTCGATATCATTCTCCTGGTAGATACCAAGCAGTTCTGTTCCATTTGTAAGTGCTTCTATCTCTTCTTTGGTCTGTGCCAGTTCTACATGGCATGCTTTGGAAAGTAAGGATAGAAAATCATAAGGGAATGCACTGGACAGGCCCTTATCAAAATT